TGCTTTAATTGCTAACGTATTGGCAGGTGTTGCAGCACGCAACGAGGTTCTTATATGGCAGGGTGTTAACGCTAACGCTGGCGAGTACGATGGTTTCGAAACTTTGTTCTTAGCTGACGCTGCAGTTCTTGATGTTTCTTCTCCAGTAGCAATTGATGCTACTAATGTAATCGAAGAAATGGGACGCTTAGTTCTTACCCTTCCTACACGTGTTCGTCGTGCAACTGAGAAGCCAATTATCGCAGTTTCTTCTAACGTTGCTGAGGCATACAGAAGTGCAATTCTTGGTCTTGGTGGTGGTTACTACCTTTATCAAGGAGAATCAGTTGTAATGAACTGGCAGGGACAGTATGATGTAATCGAGTGTCCTGGTATGTCCGACGACACAATGGCTTTCTATCAGAAGTCTAACTTGTGGTTCGGTACTAACTTACTTGACCAATGGAACAACGTAGCAGTTTTGGATATGTATGCACATGACCTTTCTGACAACGTTCGTTTCGCTGCTTCTTTCTTCGCAGGTGCACAATACGGCTTCGGAAACGAAATCGCATTTTACCAAGCATAATTCAACCATTCTAACCCTTGCATAAACAGAGGTAGCGGCTAAACACCGCTCCTCTTTTGTGCTAATAAAAACATAAAAATATGGCAAATTGTGAGTTATCTATAGGCTTTGATTTAGATTGCAAAAACGAAGTTGGTGGTGTTAAAAAAATTATTTTGACAGATTGGAACACAGTAAATGTAAATAGCGTTACAATTGACGCTTCTGAAATTGTTACTGCTCTTCCTTCTGCAACTGATTTATACACATACGAATTACCAACGCAAACAGCTTCTTTCGAAGAAACAATTAACTTTAATCGTGATGCAGGAACTATTTTCTACACGCAAACGGTTAACGTTATGCTTCAAAAATTATCAAGCGCAAAGCGTTTGGAATTGCAAAGCGTTGCAACCACTCGCGTTGTTGTTTTCGTTAACGATGCAAACGACAATTGGTGGGCTGTTGGATTAGAAAATGGCGCAGATCTTTCTACTGCAACAGGTGCTACGGGTACTGTTTTTGGTGACGCTCATGGTTATACTTTGGCGTTCACACAAGAAAGTGTGAAGCGTGCTTATAAGTTGTCAAATGCACCTTATACGATTATTGACTAATCAAAAAACTTTTACACATAGAGGGACAACGCGTCCCTCTGTGATGTAATTTCAACGAACAAATAAAAGGATAGAATGGTTTATCTGAATACAAATACTGCGAATCAATATGCGTGGCTTTCCTTAGACGAAGGACGCGCTTTCTTCAATGTTGCATTCACATATTACCTTCTTGTTTTAACCTACGAAATGACAGGCGAACAACTCGCACAAGTCATTGAAGTAATAAACGAGAACGAACGAGTTACAAAGATTCGTTTGACAACAGTTGGTCTTGTTGACGCAGGAAAATATAAGTACGATGTGTACGGACAAAACAGCGACGACAATTTAAACCCAACAGATGCTTCCGTTGTTGGATTAGTTGAACGCGGTTCAATGATTTTACAAGACGGAACAATTTTCTTTGACGTTTCTTCACCGACAATTCCTGTCGATGTAATTTATACAGGTGCATAACATGAGCAACATACAAGCAATAAATCTTTCGGCTTACGAACCAATTGAAGCGGTTGAAAAAGAGAATCGTGCGGGTTGGATTGACTACGGTTTTAACAACTTATTTCCGCAGCACCTCATAACGCTTTATTATAACAGCCCTATTCATAACGCATTGACGAACTCAATTGCTTACATGATTGAAGGCAAAGGAACAGGAACGATTTTGGATAATGCTTTACAAGGTCTTGCATTTGATTTAAAACTTCAAGGTTCGTTTTGTGCTGAGGTGATATGGTCAATGGACTTTACTCGTGTTGTTAAAATCAATCATCTACCTTTTGAGAACTGTCGTTTAGCTTACGACAAAGAAGAAGAAGACATTACAGGAATTTGGTATTCACGCGACTGGGCTAATTCAAGAAGCAAGAAAGGAAAGCCTGAGTTCATTCCTTCATTCAATCCGTCCATTGCACAAGAACAACCAAGACAAGTTATTTACGCACACGGAATGATGGCGGGTTCTTCGTACTACGCGAAGCCTGACTACTTCGGAGCGTTGAACTACGTTGAGTTAAGCTATCAAATGGGCATGTACCACGTCAATAATATCTTGAATGGATTATTTCCTTCATTCATTATTAACTTCTTAAACGGCATACCGCAGAAAGAAGAACGCGAAGCTATTCGTCGTGAGTGGGAAACACGTTTGAGCGGTGCAAGTAACGCGGGTAAGTTTTTAATGACATTTAATGAAGATCCTGCACGCGCTCCACAAATTGAATCTTTTCCTTTGTCGGACGCAGACAAGCAATATCAATTTTTAAGCGAAGAAACAGCAAAGCAAATCATGGTAGGACACCGCGTTGTGTCACCATTGATTCACGGCATACGCGACACGACAGGATTTGGAAGTAACAAAGATGAAATGTTGGTAGGTTTAGAGATATTCAACACGCAAGTTATTCGTCCATACCAACGAATTATTGAAGAAGTCTTCACACCAATTTTAGGCGACGTAAATATAGAGATGAACTCAGTATTCGAAGAAGGTGTTTCAGTTGATTCTAACGCACCTATTGACGTTACAGCTACACCTACAACAACTGTTGACTCAACAGCACCAGCAGACGCGAAAGTTTCTGACGTGACCTACAACGGAGCGCAAATCGCTTCTGCTTTGGAGATTGTCGCTAACGTGGGACTTGGAACTTTGACGCAAGAACAAGCGATTGTATTCTTGGTTCAGTTCTTAGGTCTTGACGTTGACGTAGCGAAGTCGATGTTCCAAACAGGCGGTGACGCAGTAGCTAAATTGTCCGCTCAAAAAAAAAAAGTAGTTGCGAAGAAGAAAGTTGCGGTTGCTGAAAACAAGATAAGCGCAGAAGATAGCGCGTTGTGGTTGGCTTATCTTAAAGAAAAAGCGGAATATGTCAACGAAGAAGAATGGCAATTGCTATCCGACGAAGAAGTAACTAATCCAGACGAAGAAGAAAAGTTTCGCACGGAGTTTATGAGTGTTCGTGGTTATTCAAACCCCGACGAAGCGAGCAAAGAACTCGATACTGGTCTTTATAAAGTTCGTTACTACTACTCAAAGAATTTCACATACAAAGACGGGGAAATAGTAACGCGTGACTTCTGTCAAGAAATGGTTGCGCTATCAAAAGAAGGAGCGTTATTCCGTTACGAAGATATTCAACAAATGGAGAAAGACGGAGTCAACGATACTTTCGCACCCGCAGGGGCATCACGATATTCGGTCTGGAAATTCAAGGGGGGAGTCTATTGCAGGCACGCTTTCTTTAGAAAAGTATTTGTACGCAAAAGAGAGAAAGGTCGCTTCCTTCCAAACGACGGATTGAAGAACGATAGAGTTGTAACAGGCGGTGTTGCAAACGAACTATTTCCAAAAGGAATAGAAGCGGTTCGTCCTAACGATATGCCCAACAGAGCATCATTAAAATATAAATAAAAACTACAATGGCACTACAACCCGAAGTTTTACTCATTGACGAAAACTATATCAAGAAATATACATGGATTAACGGCTCAGTTGATCCGTTGCTTATGTATCCTGCTATCTATTTAGCGCAAGACAAGTACGCGCAATTGTATTTAGGTACTGACCTATACAACCGCATCAAAGAAGACGTGGTTAACGATGATATTGCAGGCGCATACGCAACCCTTCTTGACAATTACTTGCGTCGCATGATAATGTGGTGGACAATGTATGAAGTGTTGCCTCATTTGTACGTTAAAACAGACAACGGAAGTTTGGTAATTCGCACAAGCGAAGACACTCAACCTATCTCACAAACCGATTTGCAGAACTATCGCGATCAAGCGCGTCAACAGGCGATGTTTTACACGCAACGAATGGTCGACTTTTTGTGTCATAACAGTGCAGACTTTCCCGAATACACAACGAATACAACGAATCAAATATGGTCGCAAACAAATGTGTATCCGTCTAACGCTTTCGAGATTAGTTCTGGACGCGACAGACGACCGTACGAATACAGAAGACCAGGCTTAGGTTGGTTTAGATAACTAAAAACTAAAACATGGCTACAAGGGGACGAAAGAAAGACATGGTAAAACAAAAGATTTACGAAGAAAAATTTCGTAAGTATTTAGTAAGAAAAGAAAAACAAATAAAAAGATTAGTCAATGAAAGTTAACGAAGAAGGTTACGCGCTTATAAAGCGTTTTGAAGGTTGTAAATTGAAGGCGTATAAATGTCCCGCTAACGTGTTAACAATTGGATATGGAAACACTTTCTACGAGAATGGCGACAAGGTCAAAGAAGGCGACGTAATCACGCAAGCACGCGCGGAAGAATTAGCTAAGTTTATCATTGACCAGTTCGCCGTTTCAATTGCACCGTTTATTTTACAACCGCTTAACGAGAACCAATTTAGCGCGTGTGTTTCGTTAGCATACAACATCGGAACAGGTGGGTTCAAACGTTCTTCAGTATTCAAGAAATTAAACGTCAACCCTAACGACGCAACTATTGCAGATTCATTTCGTTTGTGGAACAAGGGCGGTGGTAAAGTTTTAACAGGTCTTGTTCGTCGTCGTGAAGCTGAGATACAATTATATTTTAAAGCGTAACGACAATTATATTTTAAGACATGAACGCAGAAACTGAAATTACTTTGATACACGAAGAACTTCAAAATATGAATAAGAAGATAGACCGAATCTATCACGTTCTTATAGGCGACGACGAAATGAAAATTGAAGGTCTTGTAAGTAAGGTTCAAAAGCACGATAAGTACATTCAGAACCAAAGGTTGCAAGTTGCTCGATTGAGTGGCATTGCGGTTACTGCTGGTGTCGTTGGCGGGTTAATTGTTCAATTTATTCTTAAATTTTTATGAAGGAATGGTTGAAATCTTTGTTAAGTAATTGTTCGAAAGTTTCAAGCAAGCGAGTTATTGCTATATTTGTTGTAACAAACCTTTTAATAATTTGTTATATCGCGACATTCACTACTTATATCTGTCCAATTGAGATGTTTGACACACTCGCATTGTTAACAGGTGGTTTATTTGGAGGCACTGTGATTGAAAAGTTCACTAAAAAAACAAAGAATGGCAACACCGAAAACAACAGCTCGAACAATAGCTGAAGAAATTTGTGGTAAGTTCAAAGACACTCCGTCGTTAACCTTAGCGAAGAAACTATTTTCTGAATATCCTGAAGTTTACAATTCACAAGAACACGCAAGAACATTCATTCGAATTGTACGCGGTCAAAAAGGAAACTACGATAGAAAACACGCGGCGGATAAATCGCTATTCGACGCAAAGCCACGACCATTGAATCCATTTGTACTACCGAAATCGTACGCAAAGAAGCGTAAACATATTGAAGTAAAGGGAACAAAGTTTTTGATTCTTTGTGATATTCATATTCCTTACCAAGACAACGAAGCGTTAAGTGTTGCAATTAACGAAGGTGTTCGTCAAGGGTGTGACGCTGTGATTCTTAATGGCGACGCATTAGACTGTCACATGATTTCAGACTTTGTGAAAGATCCACGCAAAAGAAAATTCAAAGATGAGTTGTACGCGATGCGTCAATTTGTAGACACGTTAAGACAGCAATTCCCAACGGCAAATATTTATTACAAAGAAGGCAACCACGAAGAACGCTACTGGCGTTATATGCGTGTGAAAGCACCTGAACTATTCGACATTGACGCGTTCGACTTTGCGTCGTTATGTCATTTGGATAAACACAATATCAAATGGGTTGACGGAAAAAGCAAATTAAACATAGGTAAACTTTCGATATTTCACGGACATGAATTTGGTAAACAATTTCTTCCGTCGGTAAACGTAGCGCGTGGGTTATTCATGAAGACAAAAGTTTCATCTATGTGCGGACATCACCACCAAACGGCTGAACATAGCGAACGTGACGCAAATGGAAAATTTATAACGTGCTTTGCAGTCGCTTGCTTAAGTGAACTTTCTCCAGATTATAACCCGTATTCAAAATACAATCACGGATTTGCAATTGTAACTAAAGGAAAAAATGGTTACTTTAGCGT